TTCGTCTGTGAGCCAGGAATCCCAAGGACTCGCCGGCTTGCCATTTATCAGTTGCATGATCTCATCCGCGGAATAGCCCCGATCCTCCAGCTCGATCCTCCGCCCGTTAACTTCTATGTACGCCATCTTCCAAAATACCTCTCTCGACGAGTTTATCAACGCAGCCTTTGGTCAGGAATGCGAAGTCCTCGTCTCGGTAGTAGACTTTGTAATTATCACCTTCATACATGATCGCGGCGACCGCATCCCAGTTCAGCCATCCATGGCTCCGTTGACGTCCAGTCTCATCACAGAAGGTCACTCTCGTCATTCGACCTCCACTTCAATATACACCTCACCGAGAATATTGTCAATAGCTGTTCGCAAACGTCTCAGCTCTTCGACAGACATATATAGCCCAGTAGCGTCCGTCCCGCTGGCCTTAAACTCCATGACATACGGTTGGTCACTACCACCAACTTTCTTCAGGATCACGCCGGTAAAATTTTCCCGCATTATCCTCTCCTCAAATAGCTAGCCATTGTGCGGCGATCGTTGATTACAGGTTTCCGCCAATTCAGCTCTTTGGGATGACTCTCTGCCCGTTCCTGAGCCTCGCGAGCCCGCTGAACTTTCAGCTTCATGGCTTCTACCTGGGAAAGATACCCCTCATTCCACAGTTTGGCAAGGGGGCTGAGTTCCATTTCCGACAAAATTCCTTTGAATGATACGGTTTCTGCCCCTAAGAGTTCCTCCAACATTTGGATTTCCCCGGGCGTAAATTCGATGTTTGCCATTGTTTTCCTCCTGGGTTGGCATTCCTGTCTACAAACATACCGACACTCAGGCTGGTTTTGTCTCACTGACACACTATTTTTTCCTGACATTCGGCAAAGGCTAATGATTTCAGAGGTTTCGGCGACTCGTGTCACTGTGTCAGTGGTTTCTCAAAAAACTTTTTCTATATAATGACTATAGAGAATTTCTCGCGTAAGGGACTTTCATGAAATACCTGACACACTGACACAAAATCTTTATAAGTAGTAGGTTTTCCGGCATGTTAGAGAGTGTCAGAGGCCAGTTTCGGCACTGACATTTGTGTCAGCAGGATTCGCCCTCCCGCATTCCTAAGCCAGTGGGTCAGAAAAAAATCGCATTTTCTTCAAAAAAGTGCATTTTCCATGAGACAAAACTAGGAGAAATGTCGGTATGTTAGTATAATAGGGAGACAAGCACTTGTGACCAGTCCAGAGCAATGGGGGAAAACTATAAGAGCCCGTCACGCTTTCGGCTGGTCGCCCGCGGAGGGGAACAATATGAGTTGGTTTATTCTGGTTGGAGACGATTCAGGCCACAAATATGTAATCCCTGAAGACAAACGGGAAGAATGGTGGGACTTTATTGACGCTGAGGATTATGATGTAGAGTTTCCTTCCTACGCCACGATGGTTGAGGGGAGTTTTCGTTTCAAAGAGTGGGAAGGTTAAACAATGAGTTGGCTATCCAGTATCTTCAGCGGCGGAGCCTCAGGAATCATTGATGGAGTCGGCGGACTTGTCGATCGATTCGTTACAACCAGCGACGAAAAGAATGAATTCAAGCTTGAGGTCGAGAAACTCGTCACCGCTCGAATGGCTATGGCAAACGAACAAGCCAACATTGAGATGGACGCCAAATCCAAAATCCTCCAGGCGGAACTCAATCAAAGTGATAATTTTACTAAGCGCGCTCGTCCTACTGTTGTATATATGGGGCTTGTTTTTATCGGTCTCAACTATTGCATTATACCTCTTATTCAGCAGTTTGCTGGACTCACGGTGGCTCCCTTCGAATTACCGTCCGAGTTCTGGTATGGATGGTCTGGCATCGTGGCCACATGGTCCGTAGGACGTTCGATGGAAAAACGTGGCGTGAAGAATAACGCCGTTACAGCAATTACGGGCACTCAATCCGTCCGCTCACTTCTTGATTAGGAACGAATTATGCCACTGGAATTCAATTCAGAGTCCGTTGTGGTCTCCTCACCGGTGGCTACATCCGTTACTACGATCACTCAGTTGATCCATGAAGGCGAAACTGCCACGTATTCAGTCCAGTTACAAGGTCCCGGAGGGGCAGCTATCGCGGATACAGACTTTACAGCGATTCAAATGACGTATTTGGACGAGGAATCCCGGCTTGTTATCAATCAGCGTATCGACCAGAACGTCCTGAACGCTAATAACGTAACTCTCAGCGCCACTGCGTTACTTACTTGGAGCATTCAGGCTGCGGATACGGCATTTATCGATCCATCGGAGACACGTACCATTGAATACCACCGAGCAATCTTCAGATTCGACTTCGACATTGGTTCAGGTCCCGAAATTGGCTATCACGAAGTACGCATCCCGGTACGTAGGGCGTTTGCAGCAGCAGTCCCGTCGTTCACATAGGGGGCCGGAGATGGCTGTTGATAAAGTCAAGCTTTTACAGGAACTCCAAGTCCAGGGGAAGCGTTTATGCCCCGATTGCGGTGGAGAAGTCAATGATCCGGACAATATGCAAGTCGGAGCGGACTCAATTGGGCCTGAAAAGCGGAATTTGAGCGTAGTTGTGCGCCATATTACCTGCCCTGAGGAATAAAAATGGAGTATCCAACCCTAAAACCGCTCCCAATAACGTCGAGATGGGGCCGTAGGAAGTGGATTTTCCTTAAAAATTGGTGTCCAGAAGTGCCGATTTACGGCCGAATTTGCATCCCTGAGGGCTATGTTTCGGATGGCGCAACCGTTCCTAGGCTCCTTTGGGCGGTGTTTTCGCCTACTGGAATCCTGTTTGTAGCGTCTTTAGTGCATGATTTTGCTATCAAAACCCAGTGTTTATTGCGCTCTGAGGACGTCAATGACTCGGAATTTATCGGAGATAAGCAGGCAGACGACCTGTTTTTCCTGATTTTGGAGCGTCAAGAGGTCTCTTTACTGTCTTGTTATGTTGCATATTTCGGAGTCCGGCTGGGCTCGCTATTTAGGAGAAGAAAATGATGGCAATGGTGATGTCAAATATGCTGCCGTTCGCTATGGGCATGATTGCTGGCGGAGCTATCGTTTACATGTACCGTGCGTGGATTGATCGTAAGGTTAAACCTCACATCATGGACGCTGCGGACAAACTAAAGGATCAGATGTAATGGAAAAATTCACCAATAAAGGTCGTGGAGGCCAAACTCGTCCGGTTTTCAAGCCCAAAGCTGATGGAAGCCGCGGGAACATTGGTCGTGTCGCTGATCCTAAGGGCGGAGCTAACCCCTCAGGTCCACCGAACGGTCAGAAACCTAAATAAATAAAGAGGAGAGCCTATGCTAACTATCGCTCATAACCTGAACTATAGTTAGGAGGTGATCCATATCTCCGGCGAGAGCCGGTCAAGACGAGGTAGACGCACCTAGAGAGGGCAACGTAGAGTCACTGCTGGTGGACGGGACTTATCCATCCCAGGTCGCTGGCGGCGGACGACGGAATCGGCACTCTGGGGAATGCTGACCTCCCCGTGGGGACACGGGAAAACTTGGGGAGCCATACAGCTGGGAGGGAACCGCCCGGAGATGGTGGAACAACTCCCCAATACAGAAACGCCATCGTTGTCTCATAGAATAGGACTATTGGTCACGGACCCGGCGTAGGCGCTTAGCAGCTTGCGGGCGATGGCGATCGAAGGAGTTAGAAGGACAAGGAGGTCCTCCTCCACCAATGAACACAAAAGAGGAAATAACAATGCGTCGTATCTTGTTTTGTGCTATGATTATCCTGATGCTCGGTTTGACCACTACGATCTGCAATCCAATTGTTTCCCCTGGTATTCCCTTTGCTACTTTGGCTTACGCTGATGATGACGGCGGGCCTATTGAAGGTGGCGGAGGTGGTGGCGGAAACTGTTGTGATCCTACTGACGACGGTGATGGCGACGGTGGTCCGGACGAAGGTGACGATGGCGGTGGCGAAGAAGAGGGCGAAGGCTCAAACTTCTAAGACTTAAGGCGGGATGAATCCCAGGTTCGACTCCTGGCCGCCTGTTCGCTACCTCGGGCGCGATAGCATAACCGGGAAATGCACCCGCCGCTCCTTTTACAGCTAATAACACCTCCCACGCCTCTCAGGATCGGTACCTTGAATCCATCGGAGAGTTCCTGAAGCGCACCGGGGAGGTTTTTATTGGGTAGTTTCATGCCATGGCAAACTCTCCGTTCAACGAGTTCGTCTGATTCTACCCAACCAAGTGCCGCCTGTCACAGTCAGGCAACTGCGTAGTAACCTGTTTGGTGTAAAGCTGTGTTGAGCACGCCAAGTGAACCCTTGGAGGAAGAGGGACGCGAGCCTCTTCGGGTGAACGCGCACAAATGCAAGTAGGGCTGGGATACCCACCGGGGGCGTAATGCTACCAGGAAGAGTGGATCGAAACCACATAACTTGCGAGGATTGGAAGACTCAATGATTCCCGCCCGTGGGAGCGATATGGTCCCACTGAAATATAGGAGCACCTATGAGTAAGAGCAGACAGAAGACTCCCATCACTGGTGTAACTACAGCTAGGAGTGAGAGAGATGACAAGCGGATCGCAAACAGGAAGCTCCGTCGAGCTTCAAGGATAGCCATCGGGCGCTATCTCAGAGGGGGATGTTCCCTGGACGAGAGTTCCTTAGTTCTGCCCAAGTTGCGCGAAGTGTCAAATGTATGGTGTATGGCCAAGGACGGAAAATGTAGATGGGGATGGGATTGGAATAACTGTCCTCCCTGGAAACTTTGGAAAGGAAAGCTCCCGGGTATGAAAGTTTGCAAAACATGTCTGGAGCGTAAACCTATTTCAAAGTTTTCCAAAAATGGACGTTATTACCGAGGCTCTTGTAAGCAATGTGAGAATGAAAAAATTCGTAATAGTGAGCCTCGTCAGGAACAATATCGTAGGAAACATTTTTTTACTAGATATGGGATTACTCTTGAACAATATGAAGCACAATTGGATAAACAAGGAGGGGTTTGTGCGATATGTTGTAATCCTCCTACGACGCGTAGGTTGTGCGTAGATCATAACCATGAGACTGGGGAAGTAAGGGGTTTGATTTGTAATTCGTGTAATAGAGGCTTAGGTTATTTGAAGGATGATTCCCGCTTACTTAAAGCTGCTGTTCAATACTTGGAGTATCCGCCATGGCCACGCCTTTAACCCCAACTTTACGTAAGTTTTTCACGCATCTTCCCCAACTTCAAAGATTCGTGTATGACATTCCATCAGTCCTCCCAGCTACAACTTCCCCGAGATACGAACTCTTACTTCATTCAGACGAAGGAAGGCTAGAGCAAATCCGCCTAAATTACCCAGGCACGCCTCCGGGGACTTTTCCAGACATCGCCGCATTCATCTTTACAAGCGATCTAGGGGCTCGGGGTACTTTAGAGCATCTCATCGAAACCCCGGTCATTGATGATGGCTGTTTCTCACAAGTCGATCTCAAGATTCTATTTGAAAACACAGACCCTGTTCCCGCAGGAAAGTGTGGCGTCGAGAAACTCTATATTGAAGTGGACAATACCGGCGCAGTAGCATCAGGGATTATTGAACTTGAGCTGATCATCCGAGTGGATGGGAGCGGCTAATATGGCAATTCATCTCGACGATCTCCTATGCCCTCCGGAAAAAGTCCTTTTTAAACCGTCGCAGGGAAATCCTATCTTCTGCGCTGGTTTTCTCGTCAAACCCCGCTTCCAGAAGGATGTCGATGTGGCAACTACAGTCGTCCTCGCCGGGTTTGTCAGAGATTTAGAGCAATCTGAAAGGGTTGGAGTTGAATGGACAGCCCGCCCGGGGAAAATGGGAATCACGGCATTACAAGCCGGAACGATCATCGGGATCAGCTTTACTCTCGACCAACCTCCGACAGCCGGCTCAATCAACGTTTATGTGCATATCAATGGTATTCAACAGAACACTGCTGGACAATTTTTAACCGTAACGACGACCCAAGCATCTTCACTTGCGTTCACAACGCCGATTAACTTCTCTGCCGATGACGTACTGGACGCTGGCGTAGCCGTGGATAGCTCATTTACTCCTGAGGGCGCTAATGGTTTGGTAGGTCTATGGCTCACCCAACCTTCCCCCTAGGAGCCTGTTATGGATATCCGCTATCGTAACTCTGACATGTTCATTCTTGAAGTCGCGCTTGACGGAACGCTTGTTGCCGGTGGTGGCGAAACAGTAGTCACCGAAGCTGACGCTCCTTTTATCCCGTCGTTTGATGATGTCACTTATCGCTACGATGGCGTGGGAATTTACACCTTAGTCGATTTAACGACCGGTCCTGAGAATGACAACGGAAACGCCGTTAATTCCGGCACTGCTGTAGTAGTGTCAGACAATGATACTACCCCGGATACGCTCATCAACAAACTTGTCTCCAATGACTCTTCGATCACCTTCGCGGAGGTTAATGACGGTGGGGATGAGGACTTATCTTTAGTCGTAAATCCGGCGAACGTGGATCATGACGCCCTACAGAATTTTGTTGCGAACGAGCACATCAACCATAGTTCAGTTTCGGTTGTTGCTGGAGGCGACGATGGTCTCGCAGTTACCAATAATGACCTCACTGCCAACATTGGCCTTATTGTTGACATTGTGGGGACTACTCCTCTTGGCGGCGTGCCCGACGCGGCAGACTTACTTCTTATCTATGACGATTCCGCCACTGCGCTTAGGTCAGTAACTTACGCAAACCTACTTGCTGGCGTTTCGGCTACTGACACTTTGGCGCATACCGGGGCGATTATTGATTTGGACGCTTCCGAGGCAACTAATGCTTCTTGGGGAGACGGCCGAGCCCGAGCTGGTGTGACCATGCGTGTAGCTGGAAGTCTTCTTGGGTTTACATTCACGTCTGATCAAGTCATTACGGCCGGTCAGATTCAAATTGCCGTGTCCATTAATGGTATCATCCAGAACGGTGTAGGTCAAGTAGCGACTCATACGGCTGGGCAGAATGGCCTTGTAACCTTCCCCTCCCCGATCGCTTACGTGGCTGGAGACGTTATTGACATGCATGCTCGTGCAAACGGCGCGATGGCTCCAAACAATCAGGACATCACCGTAATGTTTGAGGCCCAGAAATAGAGGTGACTTATGGCCGATATCCGTGTCCGCGATGCTGACAACGTGGTCTTGGAGACTGGCCTCACCGGAACCTTAGTCGCGGGGGCTGGAGAGACGGTCTATAACGAGACCTTTTTATTCATCCCCTCCCACGACGATGCTACTTGGCAGCGAGACGGTGTAAACCTGTACTCAATCGCAGACTTGGACAACGCTCCTGAAAATGATTCTCATCCTGCGAACATCAATCTGTATTTCGACAACGGGATTATCCCGGATGTTCCGCGGGTAGCTCAGATTGGGGAGATTGGCGTTGGAACTGGGAGCCTTACGTTCCGGCATGCCTCCAACCTTCTGACAAAAAGTTTCACGATGAACTCTCTCCAGTCAGCATTCTCCTGGGGGGATGGAGTAACAAGTAGTTTTGTTGCTGCTCAAGTTGCTCAATCATTTATTGGGACTCTTGGCGGCGGGAATTTCAACTTCTTTCAGGCCAGTACAGCGATTACACAAATTTTTAGTTTTATTGGTGGTGTATCCCAGTCAATTATTTTAGCAGCGACCGGTGTGACTGTCAACCTTGGGGCGCTCACAGAGTTTTTTATTGCTCGGGCTGGCATCGGTACAGTATTTCAAGTATCCGTCACTGAAATTATTCATAGCCTTACTTCTCGTTTTATTGAGACTGGGGCAGACGATAATATTGTTATTGAGAAAACCGATGGAGCTTCTGAGTGGACAATCAACGCTGGAAGAGTTGGATTTTTTGATAACTGGCTCCTCTTCAAGAACGAAAACGAAGTTGATAACTACTCGATCGCATTTCGAAATGACGGAACTATCCGAACTCAAGATGGCGTCGCAGGAGCCCCGGCTTATGGATTCGACGACAATTCCAACACTGGAATGTATCTCGGTGGAACTGATGATACGCTTGGCTTCTCCAATGGGGGAATTCCTCGTCTCAACATTGAGCCTGATGGAACACTTAACACCGGCACGACTGCAAATTATGAGACTCTCGTAACGGCTGACGATGATATCCCGAACAAGAAGTATGTAGACGACACAATTGCCGCGGTCGATCCTTTTTCTGTATTCCAACATGAATCGAGTGAAGATTTACCCGAGCAGACGACCACAGCGACGACTCCCCAACTAGCGCACAGCCAAACATACACTCCGAACGTGACCGGCACCTATCTTGTCACATGGTCAGGCGGGCATCGTAACACTGCGAATGACGCGGGCGTAGACACTCAGATCGTGCATTCCACTCTTGGCGAACTTGAGTCTTTTCGTGATCATTCCGTTGGTGTAGCAATCAACCCATTAGACGATTTTCATTCTATCGGAGGATGGGCTGAAGTTGCCGGAACCGCCTCAGTATCGTTTGACATTGACATCAATTACAACGCTGTGGATGAAGGCGCAGGAGCCGGAACAGCAGCTATCCGAAATATTCGAATTAATATCAGGAGGATTGCGTAATGGCCGACGCTTTTTATGCTTACTCAATCTCGGCTGATACGGCGAATGCCAAACTTCAGAGCGATGTCCTCCTGAAGGAAATTCAGCTATCCGCGGATATCACTATTGCAATCAAACAGATCGACACTCTTGGTGACGCACTGACCGTTGTCATGAAAGCAGCTCTCAGCACTCCTGAGAAAACAGCTCTTGACAACCTCGTGAAAGTTCACCAAGGGGAAGCGGTCGCTAAAGTCATTAAAAATCAAATCCAACATACTTCGAAGGATGGCCTGAACCTATTCGTTCACGGCACGGAGTTTATGGCTGATCCAGCTGACATCAACGGTGGCGTCACTGAGCATGATTTTGTTCTTCCTGAAGACCGAGAAATCGAAGGCGCGATGGCTCATGTTCATGATCACTGTCCGGGTGACAAGATGGACATCGAATTTTGGATGCCAGGTGACCCAGAAGTAATGATCGGCCGTAATGGTTGCGACGTTTATGTTCCCCCGGATGGTAAAATTCCTGAGATTCGTTCGGATTCTACTAAACCACTACCGGCCGGCATTATTCTTCGTATCCGTTACACTTGTATTCGTCCTTCCGGAACTAAGCCACGTGTGGCTGTAAACTTCCGTTTTCACAGAGAGGCAGCTACGTAATGGGACAAGACTTAGGTGGACGCATTCTTGAGTTCACATTCACCGATTCAGGCATCCAGGCCACCTTCGTCTCCATCGCGAATGCCAACCCGGATGTCACTGAATTAGAGGAGATCGGGAATCCTGGCATTGTCAGGTTGAGAGCCCGATTCACCAAAACTGTCACAGAGCTGAATGCATGTTACTGCGCTCTTGACAATATCAGCGGTACCGGGGATACACTCTATACGGCTGACGGCTCAATTAACGAACTTCGTCTTGTAAGCATTGACATTGACGATATGGGCCTATTAGCGTTTGTAGACACAACTGCTACCAAAGGATTCGTCCTTACAGGCTCCTCTGCTTCTATGGGGCATGGGGACACTGGCGTTCTTACTGCAAATGTATCAGCTTCCGATACCCGTTGTCAAATGTTTTCTGCGGATGTGGCTGGAGGTACGGCTAACGGGCGTGCAAACGTCGCTCCATTCAACATCGAAATTAGTCTCCGAGACACGGACTACAATAACCGTATCATCCAAGATGTTAACCAGTTCCGAATCCAACGGCTTAACTTGACCAATGGCGACTTCATTGGGTTTGACTTGTCGGATACTGAGCTAAACATGCGTTGCGACGGCGTAGTTGAGTTTCAAATTAATGAGGACCCAGGGGCAGTCGATGAGGTCTTCACTTCTAATGGACCTGGAGCAGCGCCAACTTATACCCCAGGACTTCCTAACAGTGTAGCCGTTGCGGGCGATATGGTTTATTACGACGGCTCTACCTGGGTACGAATTCCCACCGGAACAAATGGCCAAACTCTGACCTTAGTTGGCGGAGTCCCCACCTGGCAATAAGGAGCATTCCATGGCAAGACCAAAAAAAGGTGAAGAGACCGGATGGAAATCCAAGTTTCTGATCGCCTTAGCAAACAAGCCATACGTCTCCGTTGCATGCAAAGAAGCTAACATTTCTCGCTCCCGAGTATATGCCCTCAAGAAAACTGACGAGGAGTTCTCTGACGCTTGGGACATGGCGATGGAAGATGGGCTTGATGGGATTGAGCATGAACTTTATCTCATTGGTGTTGGCGAGAAAAAAGGGCAATATGGCGCTCTGATTTACTTACTTAAGGCACGTCGCTATGAAGTGAAACAAGGGCAAGACATGCCCTCTAAGATCACTTTTGAATGGGGACCTTCCCAGAATGGCGATTTACCAGTTTCTACCTCCACACAGCTCCGGGCAGATGAATCTGATCCAGAGCCAGGAGAATGACGTTTGCTTTGCCGGCCGTCGTTGGGGTAAAACCCATGCCGGCACTATCCGCATCTTACGGGGGAGCTTTGAAAAACCCGGTCTTTATTGGTGGGTAGGGCTCTCCTGGAGAGCAGCGTCATTGCAACATGCGTGGCGTGAACTCCGAATGCATCATCAAGGCATCTTAACCGAATGCCGCCTGAATTATCAGGACTGGCGATCCATGATTGATAAAGAGTTGAGGTTCCCTAATGGAGCAGTCATCCAAATGCGTACCGCTGAGAATCCTGAATCCCTCGCCGGTGCGGCTGTTGATGGCATTATTTTTGACGAGTTTAGCATGGCGCGTGAGTCCGTCTGGGCCGAACAGTTGGCTCCCACGCTTCTTACGACGGATGGCTGGGTCTGCTTTATCGGTGTGCCTAAAGGAAACAACTGGGCCACCAAACTGTGGAAGTGGGCTAAAGATCAGCCAGGCTGGAATCAGCGACATTTCCGAACCTTAGACAATCCTTACATTTCCCAAAACGTATACAACGATATCGCTGCATCCATGCCTATGGTTATGCAACAGCAAGAGCTTGAAGCAGCAATCATTGCCGGCCGCGGTCAAGTGTTCCGAAATATCACTGAGTGCACTACGGCCCGTTGGCAAGAATACCCCACTCCCGGGAGGATTTATCTTGCAGGACTTGACTGGGGAAAAATTACAGACTCTACTGTCCTTACAGTTGTCGATGCTGCTTCACGGGAATGCGTTTATTACGATCGATTCAACGGAATGTCCTACCCCGAGCAATTGGAGCGCATTAAAGAACAACATAGTATATGGGGATTCCAACGCATCATTGCTGAATCAAATGCCATGGGAACTCCCCTCTGTGACCAGCTTGCAAGGGACCGACTCCCTGTAGAGCCTTTCGACATGAACCGTATCACGAAGCGTGAGATCATCGAACTTCTTGCAGTCGCATTCGAGACCGAGACTTTCAAAATTCCTCTCGATGAAACGATGATCGACGAACTTGAATCAATGGAGATGAACTTGACCAAACAAGGATGGCCACTTTACGCTGCCCCCGAAGGGCTCCATGACGACATCCCGATGAGTCTGGCTTTAGCTCACTGGGGAATTAGTTACAGACCAGCCATCTAACAGGAGAAGGGTATGATCTTAAACGCGCACGGCCAAGAGGTGTTTACTGCGCCAGAGCTAGCTGCGGCTGAAAGTTGGGCGCGTGGGACTACCCTATCTCAAGGCTCGATCTTCAATCAAATCTTGCCGTTCCATCAACCGAACGCCGAACTACCAAACCCCCTCGATTTCAACGGATTGGTAAATCGTTTTTATCGCAGGAACGCAATCGTCTACTCTGCTGTTCGCCTCATCTCTGGCTCTGCTTCAGACCCTGAGTTTCAAGCTGGAACTGTCGATAGCTCAGGAGTTTTCCAGCCCGATGACCCGAATAGCGATCCGCTCGCAATGCTCATCCGGAATCCGAATCCAGCGCAAGACGCCTATGAATTTCTGGAGATGCTCCTCATTCACCTATTCACTACCGGGAACGCATTCGTTCATCTGGTTCGTTCACCGATTGGCATCCCTCTTCAAATGGAGCTGATCCGGCCGGACATCATGAAGATCGTTCCCGTCAAAGCTCCAACCGGAGAACGTGTAGCCCGATACTTTGTGGAAGCCGGGGGAGACAAAATTGAAATCCCAGCAAACGATGTCATTCAATTTAAGCTTCCGGACGCCTTGGACGAATTCTGGGGATTATCTCCACTCTTTGTCCTTAGCCGCCTTGGCGACATTGATGACCAATCAGTTGATTTTCTCCGGGCGTATTTCCTTAACAAAGGTGTACCCTCAGGAATGCTCACTGTCCAGGGAAGAGTGCAGGATCCAGACCGAGAGGCTATGAAACTCAACTGGCAACAACAGTTCCAGGGTTCTGAGGGTTGGCATAAAATTCCAGTCATGGATCAGGGCGTTGCATTCCAGCAGCTCTCCACCGGTCTGAAGGATATGGATTTAAATCCGATCTTCAACCAGACGGAGACTCGTATTGCCATGGTGTTCGGCGTACCTCCAATCTTGCTCGGCACCAATGCTGGTTTAGAGCGATCGACCTTTTCCAACTTCAAAGAATCACGCCGCGGTTTTTGGCAGGAAACACTCGTTCCCTTATACACTCGCCTACAGCGCAGATTCACCCGCATGCTAGCTCAGAAAGAGTTTGGCATGAATCGTATGATCCAGTTTGACCTGTCCAAAGTTGCTGGCCTTCAGCAATCACAACAGGAACTTCGGGATTTCGCGTTGGAAGGTTGGCGGCGTAGCTTACTCACTCGTGATGAAGCCCTTCAGTTGGTTGACATGGACCCATCGGCTTCAAATGGAGATTCTGTCCTACTCGGCACTTCGGCTATCTACGTTCCTCTTGCAGAAGCGACTACCTTCAAGTCCCTTGTTGGCGATGTTGCCACTGATTTACTTGAAGAGGAGCGCGACGAAATTGCTGAAGAAAATGAGCCCGAGCCCACTCCAACTGAGCAACGACGTAAATGGCGTAATATCTTTTTTGGGGAAGGCGGATGGTATGACAGTTTTAATCCTTCCCAGGATCGATTGTGGAATCCAGTAAACGGAGACTGTATTGCTCACGAAGTGTTCGCCTGTGCAGATTGCCAAGCGGCTATGGAAGCTTCAGCCTGCAAGCCCGGCGATCCTGGATATCCCAATTGTCGGGATAGCGAGCCCAGTGAAACGTTAGATCATATCGCAATCGCTGAGGCTGTTATTGCTGGCGATGAGGAAGCTCGTGAAGAGTATATCCTCCTTTTCCCACCTGAATTTGTTGATTCTGTAATCGAGCTGATTGATCTCACTGCCGGCCTCGACGTAGAAAACGGAGTCAACGTTCTAGTGGCTGCGATTGGAGAGTCCCCAGACGGATTCTTCGCTCTATTCGACGTAGCTGAGTTCCTTCAAGGGCAAGGCAAGACTCCCGATGAGATTGCCAATGCACTACGAAACGCAAAAGTAGCAATTAGGGAGAACGAATAATGCAGTTCACCAACGAGACATTGACGCCCTCCAGTCAACATCGTAATGATAAGATTGGGGAGACGAAAATGACTCAACTTCGATTAGCAGATACGCAACCCACATCTCAATCCATTGTAGCCACAGCGGCTGGGAAGGAAGAATAATGGCCACTAGGACTCAACTCGGCGCTCTCGTTCAGGATGCGGAGACTTTCACCTACTCCACTACGATCTTGCAAGAAGACGGCGTTACTCCAGTTGACCTCACGGATGCTAACACTGACGCTTTTGTCACTCTCTATCGGGCTGACACGAACGCTGCGATCAACTCACGGAATGCGCAACAGGTCATCACGGCCGGCGTTGCCTCCAACAACCATACCGGAACTGCCCTTGGCGTTTTAACTTTCAAATCTGTTGCGGCTGACTCAACTCTTGGCGAATCTGCTAACGTGAGTGTTGTCCTCCGCTACCGGATTCAGTATAACGACGGCGCTGCGGTTGCTCGCGATGGTACGCATGAAGTCCAGTTTACCGTTGAGCCTCTCGTGACTGTCACCTAATAATCCTCCAGGGTTGGCAGTTTCTTAAGAGGATTCACCCCTCGTCCGATGCATCGCTGCTGACCCTTTTCCTCCCCGGAGAATGTTATGCTTATTAGACGTAAAGACGCCTCCCAAGAAAAGTGGGAAGTGCTGACTGTCCCTTTCACGCCATTCGCCGGTGAGGTAGGCGACGATGATCTCATGGCCGATTTTGGAGAATTACCCGAAGGCTCCTTCCGGGGAGTTGCCTCCATGTTTGGCGAAGTTATCGACGCATTCATGCCCACGGTGATGAAGAGAGGCGCATTCACCAAAACCCTGCAAGAGCGTTCACGTTCCATCCCCATTTTGTGGCAACATGACATTGACGAACCGATCGGACGGCCCACGCGGATTGTGGAAACTGATGAAGGCTTGTTACTCCAAGCTGCTATTTCCCGCACTAATCGTGGACGCGATGCCTTGATCTTGATGAGAGACGGAGTCGTTGGAGCATTATCAATTGGCTTCGATCCCGTCCAATTTGATTTTGAAGAGCAGCCAGACGGAAGTATGAAACGTTTCATCCGCGAGGCTCGCTTACATGAGATCAGTGTGGTCACTCTAGGAGCCGACCCTAACGCACTGATCACTGAGGTCCGCGCCGGCCAAGTCTCTGGAACTCTCCGGAAGTACTGGGAAGGTGTTGAATCTCTCTCGACTGGCGAAGAGACTGACGCACAGGATGTCAGTGACACCTTGGAAGAGCCCACGGATTTAGCTGCCCGTTTCGCTACTTTCATGGCCGACACTGAGCTTACCGATGAGGCAGAAATCGCCGTCGCATTCGCAGCAACTTTACAGCATGAAGCCGCGCCGGAACTCGAAGAAGAAACCGAGGAACCACGCACTTTGTCAGAAGTTGAATTCAAATTAATGGAAGCTGAAATCTTGGCTGCCGAACTAGAACTAGGATTTGAAGAACTTTAGGAGTGTATCCTCATGAATAAAAACGAATTGCGTACTATTGCGCTGGCGGCTCTGAACAAGGCGAAAGCTTTGAAAGAAGAGTTCGGCGTGAATATGGACGCTGAGAAGAAAGCTCAGTTTGATGCTCATATGGCCGAGTATACTGAGTATGCCGCGAAATATCAAGAAGCCGTGAAGACTGAAGAGCAATTTGCTGCTTTGGATCAGGGCCTTGAAACCTTCGGTCAACCGGCTCCCAGTAATGTTGGCGACCAAGGAAGCGATCTGGACAATGGCGCTGTGCAGGACTTGCAACAGAATGCGGCTCGCATCGAGCGTGCCCGTGCCATCCATGTCGAAGCTTTCTCGACTTTCATGCGGCGTGGCGAAGCGGCTCTCTCCCCGGCACAACATCGTGCATTCATGGGCGGGGGTTTCACTCGCGAAGAGCTGGCGTCGGCTAACTTGCCGGAAGAGGCGTGGGCTCACTTGGGCACCGTGGACACCTTGGGCGGCTTCCTCGTTCCGGAAGAGTTCCAAAGCGGCCTGATCCAAGACTTGGCTGGCTTCACTGTTATGCGCCCCATGGCTCGTGTGCAGCGTACCTCCAGTGACAATGCTAACTTCCTGACCATCCGTGGCTCGGGTAATAGTATGTACACCAGCGGCTTGACTGGGGCTTTCAAGAGCCAAGGTTATGTCCAAGGTGGCGACAAAATCCCGACTCAGAACGAACCCCAATTCGGGCGTGAGCGCATCCCCGTCTATACCTGGACTCCGGATGTTATCGAACTCACCCGTGAATTGCTCGACGACAGCTCGGTTGATTTGGACGCGGCCGTCCGTGGGTTGCTGGCTGAAGTGCGTGGCTTAGACGAAGACAGTGTGTTCATCTTGGGGACCGGTGTTGGAATGCCCATGGGTATCGTCACCGAAGCCGCTCAGGGGAATATCGTCTCCGTGCAGTCCGGCGCTGCCAATGCTCAGACCTATGCTGGTCTCGTGAACTTGTGGAAAGAACTCCCGGCTCAGTATCGGATGCGTGCGAGCTGGTTGATGAATAGCGTGACCTGTGGCCAGTTGGCTCTGTTGGAAGATACCGTGGGTAACCCCATCTTCCCGACCAACGAAATCCCGAGCGTTCTGTTTGGGCGTCCGATGGTCATCTCCGAGTTCATGCCTGATGGTGACACCGATGGCAACAACGCGATCATCTTTGGCGACTTCTCGTTCTACGGGATTGCCGATCGTATGGACCTTCGGATTATCCGCTTGACGGAACGCTTCGCTCCTAACATTGGCCTGCTCGCGATGGCGCGTGTTGGTGGGCAAATGCTCCGTGCGCAACCTTTCGTGACTCAGACTGTGGGCGCGTAAGAACCGTAGGGGTACGGTGAGACCGGGGACATTTATTGTCTGCCACTTACACGGCCCCTAACTAACCTCCTAGGAGAATTATCATGGCTCAAGTCCCTCTGCAGGTGGCTGCGGCAGGTTCCGTTACTCATGAAAAAGCTTGGATGTGTGAAGTCCGCCTTAGCTCGACTAGCGTTGCTGTTGCTGCTTCGGCCACGGATGTCTCAGGCACTTCAGTTGCTATGTTGCCGGAAGACGAAAGTTATACCTACGTCTTATCGCATGACGCGACCGCTGGCCAGATCACCATCGAGTTAGAACATGACGACCTGATCGCCGGTCCCTATGCGAAACTGACTAATGACGCAGTGATCTATGGTGGAGAGCGCAAGACCGTCCCCGTGGGGCAGCTTGTTATCGACGCCTCCGACGCTGACAATCAGGGAAGCATCATCGTTGCAGTGAGCCCGAGTGCTCGCCAGTTGGACGCCAACGGCAACTTGATCGACGACCTGAAAGAGAATTTCCGCCTCGTTTACACTACCGATGGTGCGTGGAATGGGACGGCAGTTGAAGAGATCGGATTGGCTTGCCACCGGCATCACATCCCCGGTCCTGACGCTGACTAATTAACCTTGGGCTGAAGTGTACACAGCTTAAGGCATCTCCCCCTAGCCTTGGAATCACGACTCCACCTTGAGCTAGGGGGAATAAAGGAGAGGGGTCTCCATGAATTACATTGCCTACAAAATCGAAAAGAATGAGGAGGCGTCGGAGCGAGGGGGTTTACATATTCATGCGCCACAACCTGTTGACTTTTATATCTGGCGTGTTAATCGTCGTAAAATGGTCTTTGGGGATTGGGCGTCTTCAGTCGTCGGCTATGAAATTTACGAAAACTTCCCAGTCGAGGAGAACGTCGATCTCACAATTCCGCAAGACATGACGTTTGTATGGGACTGTACGAGCGAGCACGGCTGCGATCCTGACGTTTACTCCTTGCATCTCAACCCATATGTCTCACAGGAATTTAAAGATCAATATGAGCCATCCTCGACGTCCTTAGGCACGTCCATGGTTTCCGGAGATGGAGATTGGGATATCGGGCCGTTTGACTATAGGAAGACCAAATTTAACCGAATCGTCTTACAAATTCAAGACGCCGTCATGACCGATTGGCAAAATAAATGTGTTGGCAAATTAGACTTAGTCACTTCCCACGACCAGAAGGAATGGGTTCCTCTGAACTTTTTAGAAGGTCCCCTAATCATAGACCAACACGACATTCGGATGGGAGATATTTATGAGCGAACAATCAACCCTGGAAAACTTAGAAGTTACGTCACCATCCGATATCGGAGTGATCGAAGAGCAGCCTGGGGGCACAAATCCACAATCACTTTGGAAGCCTAAAGAGTCAATGAACCTCAGGCCCAATCGTGACGGCACCACTGTAACTCTCACGGCTATCAACGCTCAGGGCGAAGGTATCACTGTTACCTGCAACTTAGACGAAGTTGTGAAATGTCCGGCTTGTGGGCGTAACCAGCCAGCTGAATACCTTGGGCATCACGTCACGCACAAGCATCGGAGATAATCATGGCACTTGATCCACGGGCTCTTTTTACCAATCCGGACATCGTCTGGGAATCCCTCTGCGTAGACGAAGACAAACGAATCGAAAACGCACACGTAATGGAACGGTGGATCAATGCTGCATCCCGGCTAATGGAACAGATCATTAATCGACCGATCATGCCCCGGGATATCGTGGACGAAGTTGACGGCAATGGCCGACGTACAATTCAATCCAACGAGCGTCCCCTAGTCTCGGTCAGTTCCTTAATCGTATATGACCCAGACCTCAGTCAACCGGACATCATCAACGTAGGACAGACACTCAATGGCCGTGAAGTCGCAATCCATCTTGACGAAGGGAGATTCGTCCTTCTCCCAGACTCCCCTATCGGCAGATTCACTCGTGGAATCCAGAATGTCCACATTCACTGCCGAGTCGGATATGACGAATTTGATCGAGCCGTATTCCAGGAAGCCGCTATTGAACTCATCCAGCAACGATGGGAGATGCTCGGTAGAAACCCTGTCGAGAAAGTACGTGCAGACTCAATCAACACGATTAGCACTTTCACCCTAGCAGATTTTGATCAGCTGCCGTTCATGATGACCCAAGCAGTTCTTCACTATAGACGTAGGCAATTCTAATGGCTGAACTTGGCTTCAACGCAGAATTTGATACAAGCAGATGTCCTTTATTCCGCGGCGATCGTGCACATCAAGTGATCTTCCAAGAGCTTCAAAAGTTCGTTCGTCGAGCGCTTGTCAAAGGAAAGGAGATCGCAGCTTCTCAAACTCCTACGGGAGCCACAGGAAACCTCAAAGGTTCTATTGTAACAAGGCAAGCCAGAGGAGCTAAAGTCAAACATACTGGAACGGTCACTTGGACTGCCCCATATGCAATTGATGTAGCAAGGGGGGCCGGTCCTCGCAAAGTCCCTCTAGCTCAACTGGTCGCATGGGCCGAAGCAGTTCTTGGAAACGGAGACGCTGCGGTCGCTATTTCAATCAACATCCAGAGACGAGGCACTCCATCTCCTAACCATCCGGAGCCTGGAATCCTTATGGACCTTAAAACGGCTGACCTCTGGACTCCTATTGCATGCGATATGTTTGAAGCCACTTGCCGTCGAATTGTCAACCGATTGAATAAGGGCGGATAAATGGCAGGTGTAAATCTCGTCACCAAATTACGATGGATTCCTATCCGGGATGCCATTAAAGCGGAACTGGAAGCAGTACCATCTGTTCTCCTCGTTCACCCTTACCTGCGTTGGGATAGTCCGCGGAATGCTAACGAGGCTCGCTTCGAAAAGCTCCATATCCCGGCAGATGGAAAGGGAATTGTGAACGCATGGGCTATCTCGCGTAACTCGCAAACCCGTGAGTTCCTCACCAACAGGGAATACTTGGTCGTTACCGATGTCTCCCTGGACTTCTGGTATAACTTGGATGACCCCAAGGGAAGCCAGGATATCTTCGACGAAATCGTTGACGATGTGCTCGATCGTTTTGAAGAACCCCTCCGTCTCTCCTGTGAGGCAGAATTGCAAGGTCCCATTCAACTTGCCAGTGAGGATCACCGGTATTTTGCTGGGAAACTGACCCACCACGCGGAACTCACAACGACAGTCCAACACCGCGTATTCACCAACCAATTCAGGTAAAAGGAAATCAAATCATGGGTACTCCTGTTTCCCACGGATTCGAATCCCAACTCGGCATCGGAACTGAGGTCACGCTCGGCACTGAGGTTGTCGTCACTGAAAAGATTCCGTACCGGTCAGAGTCCATCAAGGCTCAAAACAACCACGTGCTCGACAACAGCCTTTGCGGCCCGGCGACTCGTCCTGTCAGCCAACAGGGAACGTTGATTGTGGAAGGGGGCTTCGAAGCCCACATGCGTTACACCCTGGCGCAACTGATCTTCCAACACTTCTTCGGCACGTTCTTAACGGACACTCCGGTTGTAGGCACGAACACCTATTCCCTCGATCCCTCCATTGATGGCGACGGCGTCACCTTGGCAATCGAGAAAACCGTCTCAGTCTGGACGACTCTTGGTTACAAAGCCTCTGAACTTGAGATCACTGGCTCGCCGGCTGACGGCATTATCTACTCCGTGGATGGCTTCGGAACTGACCAAATCCGGAACTCCATTATCAATACTTCGGCAGTCCTGGATGCTCTCGCGATCCCCGGCGATTTCATGCTCTTCCAAGATATGCGCTTGCGTATCGGAGATCATGTTGACGCACTGTCTGCTGCGGACGATCTGGACATTTCCGAGTTTACGCTGAACATCAATCGTCAGTTGGAGCCCACTGAAGTCAATTCGTTTAATCGCCTGGAGGCGGTCGAGAATAACTTCCGTGAGACCACGCTGTCCATCACTATTCCGCGTTACTGCGCTGATACGTTCATCGACTTCCACCGGAATCACACGCAACTCCAAGCTGAACTGTTCTTCTCGGATGGCACGAATAGCAAGACCATCTTGATTCCGAACATGCTGACCATGGAGTTTGACGCTGAGATCGGCGGGCCGGAATTCACTCCGTTGACTGTGACCTTTACGGCGCATCCGAACAATGCAACTCCCGCGGCGAATACTTTCATGACCTTGAATGATGTCAACGCTGAGGTCGAGATGCAAGAAAACTAATAGAGAGGTATGGCCATGCCCGCTGGATTTACTGCCAAAGCCGGCTTCAAGCGTGAAGCAGATATCTTCAGCCGTGTATGGCCCTCTGCATCCCCGGCAACGATCACAGAACTCCTTCCATTAATCAGCGAAGACGTAAACGTTGTCAACGATCAGAACTCTATCATTACCAAAGATGGCCAATCTGTTCCGGAGAGGCCAAAACTTATTCGTAGGTCTGTAGATGGAGACGTCGTCATTGACCTGCACTACGAGGGCATTGAATTCTTCTTAACTGCCGGTATGGGCCAAGTGGCTAACCGTATCGGTGGAGTTCTCATGCCCGAAGATATCAACGGAGATGGTACTGCATACCGCCATATCATTGAGCTTGAATCCCTCCTAAAGCAAGACGGATGGCGAGCTGGAGATGGCTTCTTAGCTGGTGATCCTCCCACTGGCGACGGGCTCGTTGCGGGACAGCAAAAACTCCGGCGCGGTACTTTCTCCGTATTCAAAGGCGCGACCGTCTGGGATACCCTCTCGTGCATGATTAACGACCTCCGCTTCGAGATGAATGGTAACAATGTCCAAGTCACCGGAGCCATGATTGGTTATAGCCAAGACTTCGACTCCACAACTAACTCGGGTATCACGGCTCTCAATAACTGTCCCAACACTAAGATTACCTTTCACGAGGGCATCTTGGCATTCCGGGAGATCGACGGAGGAGCTATCACTATCACGGATACCGTGGGAGCTATCGTCAGTTTCAACCTGCAAGTCCTGAACAACCTGCAAGTTATCAATACGAAGGACACCGGCGTAAACATTGACGAGCCTCAAAAGAGCGGAGTGACACAAGTTAGCGGAACATTTTCTCTCCCCCGATTCAATAACTTAGACATGATCACACGAAACCGGGATGAAGTCCGCGGGCATATGCTCTTAGAGTTCAAGGCTGGTATTATTCCTGGCTCGACCGGTCCTGATAATTATACGATGCGTTTCTGGTTTCCCAATATCACTCTCACGGGCGGAGAGGTCTCCATCCAAGATCAAGCTACTATCCAACAGAACTATGCGTTCTTTGCGGCCGAGCCTGATGACGATCTTGATCCCCCGGGATTCCCAACGTCAACAAGGCAAAGTGCCCTACTCATTGAAATCATCAATGCTGAGGCTGCACACCCCTTACTGGATTAGGAGTTATCATGGCATTCTCTGATTGGATTGAAACCAAAGAGCCGTTCTTCCAACACTTTGACGCTGTTCATGGCAATATCGGAAGTCTTGTTGGCTCGCGTGAATGCCTATTTGAAGCTGCTTTTGCTGCCACTTCGGCTGGCCAAGCTCTCATGATGAATCTTGACGGCACATTCAACCGCGGATTCCTAGCTGGCCGCATGAGAACTCTTTTCCGTATTGAATACAGCGTTGCAGGAACTCGGAATCGTTGGTTTGTCGGATTCTTCTTCATGTGTAACGACTTCGATCCCATTGTGAACAACGCCTCTTCGGACTTCTACGTGGCTGGATTCAACCCCCGAACAGCTACTGACGGAAGATGGCTTATTGGACGAGTCGTTAATGGTGGATTAGGGATTATGACCATCGGTCCCGGAGACTCTGACGTTATCATTGACACATCGGCCGAAACGACTGTAGCTCAAAACGATATCTACCCTATTGAAGTACAATGGGAATATAGCCCGAGTAAATACGGAGGCACTAGAATTCAGTTCTCTGTTGGTAATGAGGGCGATACAGATTATTCAAACCTCAGCGTTTTATATGATCTTGTAGATACCAATCCTGATATTAACAGCTCTGTCGTAGAGGGGTTTTGCATCAGTAAGAACTTCAGTACTCCTGGATTCTCTGCTGGTCAGGACTTATTCACTTTTGACGAGACCGAGATTGGGGAGTTAACATAATGGCATTTGGCGATTGGGATCACATCGTACGAACTTTCTTTGGGGCTGACTTATCCGCTGGCCTAGAACTTGGAAACGCGATCGTAGGTAACGGCTCCCTGAAATGGGGAAACTTCGACGGCGGAACTCGATTCGATCAAGCTGGCAGCTCCCACTTAAACAATACCTTCACCCGCGGCTTAACCAAAGGTCGCTTAAGAACTCTCGTCCAGCGTGAAGATGTCACAGTAGATAACAACGCCGGCTACGGTTTTTATTTCATGTGTGACAATCTCGATCCCACGAATAACAGCTCTGACTTTTACTGGTTCGGGATGAACTTCACTTCAGGAACTGGCGTTAAGCCTATCATCTCCAAACACGTTGGCGACACAATGAACGCCGGCCAAATGTTATGGGGACCGGGACAGGCTGACGTTTTGATTGAGAGTGCGTCCGAAATTGCTCAGCTACAGGGAGATATCCTCCCATTCCAAGTTGAGTGGAACTTAGACATCACTGCGTTTGGTGGTGTTCGCATCACTGCCTCAGCTGGACTTGTTGGAGATACCAACTTCAGTAATTTGGCAGTGCTTTATGACATTATCGATTCTTCCTCACCGTTAACTTCATCGTTGATTGAGGGCTTTGGTAATGTTTGGCCAACTGGAGCCCCAGGAATCTCGGATGGAGAGCATCTCCTTATCGATTCCACCGGTGTGTTCCAACTAGTTTAAGGCATAACCATAGAGGGGTTTATCATGCCAGTCCGTATTATCCAAGAAGACGAACGTTACAAAACTGAATACGAAGGCTCTATCTTTTATTATCGCCGTCTAAGCGCTCGGAAATCCGCTGACTTAATTAAGCAATACACCAAGAAAGGACAACTTGACTATGCCGCAATGGGTATGGCTGTTGTCAAGTATTGCTTGCTTGATTGGGAAGATGTCCTTGACTCTAAAGGTGAGCCTATTGCGTATGATCCCAAACTCATTGACAGCATGCCGGATGAAGTGATTACTGAACTCACCGGGTCTTTCCGAGACGCCTGTCCTGAAGATGACAAACCTAGCGATGAGGAGCAACTGGGAAACTAGAGAGGTTTCTCAACGGACAGATTATCCATGGCATGAACTGCATAGACTGCCGTGCTCAATATGAGGCCGCTAACAGAGAACACATGGTTCCCTGCGACCTCGATCCCGATGACTGCGCCTTCACTCCCTCACCCGGAGACACAGGCCCTGAAGGTTGCGGTCTTCACCCATGCAACGAGCTGGCCCTAGAAGTTCACCATCGGATTCAAAGTCTTGGCGCGGACGCAGCTTTCAATCTCACTCAACTCGAATTCGAAAACGAGGATGAAGCAGAACTCTTCGCTGAGAAGCTGATGTTACTGGCAACACGAGTCCCCCAAGTCACTAATGCCATACAGAAGCGCCGTGAGGAACATGAACAGATCAAGAGTGAGAAGACCCTTAAGCGTAGGCAATCTCCCAGAAAGGCGTAACATGGAACGTTTCGATATCTTCTTTAAGCATACCATGAAGTGGGAAGGTGGTGACCAATACCACGAAGTCCCCGGAGACCCCGGAGGAGCCACCAAGTATGGAATTTCTCAGAAGGCTTACCCAGAGCTGGACATCGAAGAACTCACCTACGAGCAAGCCCTTGCCATCTACCATGAAGATTACTACCCTTCGTATATTGATGCCATCGAGCACGACGAAACGGCTGGTCGTCTTTTTGATTTCGGAGTCAACGCTGGGCCGGCGAGAGCTGCTAAGGTGTTACAAACAGCTGCGAACGATGAACTTGCAGGGCGGGGAGATATTTCATTACGACCCCTCAAAGTCGATGGCCAAGTTGGGCCGGCAACACTTAGACTCGTGAATGCTCTTGGAGCTGACATGTACGATGAGTTTCATCGGCGTATTGCAGAGTTCTATACAAATCTGGCTGCTCGGCCGCAACTCAAGAAGTTCTTACGTGGCTGGCTAAATCGTCTCAACGATCCAATCATGGAGAACTAACATGGCAACGCCCGAAACGACTGTTGATGGAACTACTGTATTCCGCGCCGCTGACATGAATAAGTACCTTACCGCTGATGGAAGTAAACTCGCTGCAAAGATGTGGTGGGCGCGTATTTTCTACAACGGAGTCAGTACAGTCATTGACGGCACCATGGATACATCCGGCATCGTGACCGCGGTCTTTAACGGTGGAAACACTGAGGTCGATGTCACCCTAGCCGGATTCACTAATACTCCACAAGTTATTGTAGTTCCTACACTTGTAAGCTCAGCTTACTATGTCAAGCCCGTTACTATCACAAACGTACTAGCTTCCATCGCTTTTTATGATATCGACACTGGCGCTAAAATTGTGACCGGCGTTGAAGATACCGACATGTCTTTCACGATTCAAGTTATGGGCACGTAAGAAGGAGTCCCGACTATGGCAGGGCAAGTACAGGTTCGGCTCGTCGCAAAAGATGATGCCACCAAAGTCTTCCGCCAATTCAAGAAGAATGCTGAGTCGTCCTTTGAGAATGTCGGGAAATCCGTCCAACTTAATATCGATAGAGCCAACCGCGCCCTAGACAAGTTTGATGCTAAGCAAAAAACAGTAGCTCGAAACACTAAGAAAGAGACTGGCCTAGCTGGGGCTGCACTTGCGATCTTCGGAAAAGGCTGGCTTAAAGCTCTAGCTTCCGTTATCAAATTTGGATCAGCGGTCGCTATTATTAAGTCAGTCACGGCTGCGATTAAACTCGGCGTAGAAGTGTTCTCTCAGTTCGAAGTTGCAGCCCAAAGACTCTCAACCATTGGCGCATCTTCAGCAGAAGTAGACAAAATTAGGCAGTCCATTCTTGCATTATCCCCCGCGTTGGGAAATAGCCAGAACCTCATTGAGGCTACCTTCACTGCGTTAACCCGTGGTGCTCGGGATGCTGATCAAGCCTTACAGATTACTCAAGTAGCAGCGGCCGGCGCAATCGGTCAGTTCGGTGATGTCAAAGAGGCAGTCTCACTTTTAACGCAGATCACGAATGCTTACAAAGGCGAGAACATTGATCTCACCAGCGCTATGGATAAATTGCAGGCTGTGGCGGCGTTGGGTAACGCGGAATTCAGGGATTTGATTCCTTCCTTAGGGCAAGCCCTCCCGATCGCAAAGTCCATGAACATCTCGTTCGACAATGCGGCAAACGCAATCGCTCAAATGGCAAAGGTCACTGGCTCCGCACAACGCGCAACGATTCAGTTCCGGGCAGTCCTCAACCAGATCGCACAGAGAGCGGCCCAGTTTGCTAAGGAAGGTGTGAATGTCCGAGAAATCCTAGGCGAGCGTAACGGCCTTGTCAAGGTCATGCGCCTAGTCCAACAATCGACCTCCGGCTCCCTGTTCGAGTTGCGTAAGTTCTTCACGAACATCCGGGCGATCAACGGTGCATCAATCCTCTCCGTGGAAAACCTCAACGCTTTAGAGCAAGCCTTTTCAGCTGTTGAGGGGGCATCCGGACTTACCGAACGTAACTTGCAGATCGTCAACAACACACTCGGCAACACTTTCCAGAACACGATTAACGCCGTCCGTCAAGCCTTCTTGAAATTAGCTGGTGATGATTCCACGGCACTCCGGTCAGCTCTGGTTGGAATCGCCAATGTGTTCATCACGCTCGGCAACAATGCTAATCAAATCCGCGGCTTTTTATCCTTACTCTCCCCCGTCGTTGGCGGACTCGTTGCCATCTTTGGAGGCTTAGCCACTGTTGTCCTAGCGATTGCAGACGGCTTAGCTCGACTCGGCGGAACGATTACGGCTATCACCGGCCAGATTACAGAGTTCACTGGCAAAGTTGCAGGACTCATTCCTGGTCTCGGGGGCGTTGGAAAAGCGACTGAGGACTTCGGCCGTAACATGAAGGAAGCGGGACAGGAAGTTCTCTCCACCGGGACGATGATGGGCGAACTCGCTAGCGTAACTGGCAAAGCTACCGTCAGCACGTTGGAAGCTCTCAACACAACCATGATCGACAACATTTCGAATATGGATAAAGTTGGGAAGCAGACCGCGCTCATGACCGCACTCAATAACGAGCAAATCTCATCTCTTCAAAATCAGAACGCTGAGTTCCGTAAGCAAGCCTCCGCCACTGGAGAAGCAGAACAGGGCATCACTAAGCTCAACGCTGCAACTCAGGAACTCCGCACTACAGCTGTCCCTGCACTTAATGAAACCTCCGAAGCTACTGATAAGATCAAGTCTGCAATGGAGAAAGGCCAGCAAGCAGCTGTCGGACAAACTTCTGCAATTAGAGGTCTTCTACCTGTCACGGCTGACGTTGTAAGACAAATGGATGCACTCGGCATCAAGTTTGAAGACGTCCAAGCTAATGCAGAGAAGCTCCGTGGAGAGATCAATTTCCTCAACTCTGCATCTAAGGCGGCTAACACTGCGTTTGAAACTCTCTTCGGCAAGACTTTAGAGAAAGCTACTGAGGAGATGCAGGAAACCGTCGAGGCATTTAAGAATCTTCGTAATGAAGGCATCGTGCCTGTCGAGCGTCTTGTTAGTGATATCATTGCTGAGATCGACAAGATGTCCAAGCTCTTCGGGGCTGACTCGCAAATCGTGCAGCAACTCCAAATCCAATTGGATGCTATGGCCACCAAGGCTGAGCAAGGCTTCAAACGTGTCTTCGGCTCTATGCCAAAAGAACTGGAAGAAGCAGCTCAAAAGACCATGAAGGCTTTCCGTGATATCATTGATGGGGGAACCTTTCCCTTTGCTGAACTGACTAAGAAGATTGAAGCAGAGATCGCGAAACAGGAAAAAATCCTAGGCCCCAACTCTAAAGTAGTCATTGCTCTCAAAGAGATGCTCAAAGAACTATTCAAAGAAGGCCAACTAGGATTCAGGAGAGTCTTCGGCGCTTTACCAGAGGAGGCTGAAAAAGCTACCTCCAAGGCTATTGAAGAATTGCGTGACTTCGTTCCCAAAGGCCGAGCGTCTTTAGTTAAGTTCCGTGATGCAGTCAAAGCTGAAATGGATAAAGCTGCCGCACAGTTTGGAGAAAATTCACCATTCACCAGAGAATTGCGTCGTATGCTCGAAAGGGCTGAGGCTCAGTTAGGTGAAGGGCGTAACAAGATGAAGCGCATTCTGGATCAGATTGGCGTGGACTTACAACTCCCAGCTGAAGGCGCTGCTGAGAAATTCCGCGAGGCTTTCCAAAGGATTATTGATTCCGGAAAGTTCACCCAGATCGAGATGCATGAAATCTTCATCAATCAAATTCGCCCACAATTGCTTAGGACTCCGGAAGGCGTCCCTCAAGTGTGGAATGCGAAGTTTGGTGAGGCTGGACGTGGCGCTCGTGAACTGCAACGGAATGTTGAAAGCAACATGAAGGGCATCTCAACTGCTACCAAGAAAGAAGCCAAGGTCTCTTCGGAAGCCATGAAATCTGCCTTGGAGGAGATGGGAGTTAACACCAAGCTCTTCACCGGCACATGGTTAGAGCAATCTGAGATTCGCCGTAACGCCATCCGGGAAGAAGTCAATGAAGCCACAAGCTTACTCGACCAATTCCGCGGCACCATGAACACCACCATGGACTTCGGTCAATCCTCCGATTCAATTCTAGGTGGAGCCGGCACAGACTTAGTTCGTTTCGAGAACATGACGACGCAACAGCTCCAGCAGCTGCTATCCAATCTCCAACTATCCAACACCGCACGGCAGAACATCCTTCAAATCCTGAAGGGATCGTGACTGGGAAAC